GAATAACCCTTAACCAGGGCGGTCAGGGAGATGTTGAGCACACCGCCTTTACCATTCACATCCACGTCCACGATTTCGTAGGTTCCCTTACCTGTACGACGAACGATGCCGTTGGCAACGTAAGACGAACCTGACAGACGAACCGTTGCGTTGGTCACGTCGAAGTCGGCGCCATCCAGTTTGATGTTCAGTGGTACGTTCTGTACGGTTTCACCGGTCAGCGCTGGGCCGGTCGGAGTCAATACAGCATCCGACAGACGAGCAGCCGACGTTGAGAACGAAACGTCCACGTCCACGCCTTCAATCGTCAGAGTTGCGGTCACAGGGACAGATCCACCGACGTTGTTCGTCGTGACTGACACTTTGTAAACGCCCAGCCCTACCGCCTCTACGGAACCGTTAACACGAGCGATAGCGCCGCCGCCGACGGTGAAGGTTCTGGCGATTGCACCCACGAGATTGGTGGTGCCGCCCAGGCGATCTTGGGTCACACGGAAAGTCAGGTCCGCAGTGTCGGCAGCCGGCAGGGTATTCAACGCACGGGCAATGACCTTGGTGCCTTTGGCAGTCAGGTTGTAGAAATCTGGGTACGGGTTACCGCTGGTCGACAGCACCGAACGGATGCTGATTGGACCACCTTTATGGTTGGTCGTTACGCGGTACGCATAAACGCCTTTCGCAGGATCGACAGGAACCAGTTCAGATTCAACGCTCTGGATGCACGCACCGGTGATGACGATCTGGACCGCCTTCGCGTCAGTTACGGGACGTTGGGCCGTGGCGCCAAGCTTCAGCGTGATTGGGATCAGCTGAGTCTGGTTGGCTTCCAGCACGTCAATACTGTGAGTGATGTACAGCGATTCTTTGCTCAGCAGCTTAATCGGAACAGGGATCTCACCGATGAAGTTAGAAGAGAAGCGGTAAGTGGTGTCGATAGTGGATTCCGCACCAACTTCATCCGTCGCCGTCACGTTCAGGGAGTAGATCGCGTTGGCAGAATCGATCAGCTTGAACGCACCGATCTTGGCGATCAGGTCGGTCTTCACGCCACCCACAGATTGTGGATTAGCGGTTGCCCCCAGCGAAGTTGAAACTGGAGCGGGTTTACCCTCCATCAGCAACTGCCAAGTGATGTCCTTGGTTTGCTCAGCGTGCAGCTCGAGGTCAACCGGGACGATCGACAGCACGGGCTCACGCACAGTGATGTGCACGGGGGCTTCGTACACTGAATTACGCAGCGAGACGCCTGTCACTTCGATGTTCAGGATGTCATCACTCGGTGCCATGGCTGTGAAGAAACGCAGCTCGTAGACCCCATTGGTGGCGTCTACTGGGACCAAGTTCAGGGAGCTGAAAGCACTGGTCAGCACGGCGTCAACCACCGGCTTACCGCCGAAGGTGAACTGCATGCGGATCGCCTGCTCTTTACCCGGTTCCAGAACAGCATAGGTTTGGAGTGAAGCAAATACCTCACGGCTGAGTACGAATACGCCAGTCGCGTCCAGGTCAAAGTGGATTGGAGAGTCGTCCCCTTCTTCGTCCAGTTTCACACGGAAGTAATCGCCTTTACGCATTGTCGCGTTGGCCGCTTCCAGGGTGATATCCTTGACGATTTTCCAGGTGTCACGAGATACCTTCTGCACGCCGTCCGACCCAATCAAGTTGATCAGGGCTTTTTCACGAGCACGGTGGGTACCAAAGACTTGGTCGATAGGAATGTCAACGACTTCCTCGACCGCAAAGACGCTATCTCCGAGGGATTGTGTGCTAAGAAAGCTTAATTTGGTAATTTGCATGATGACCTCGGGTTGAAAAGTTCTCTGATAGTTTAACAGAATCCCCCTGGTTTACCAGAGGGTTCCGCATTAACCACCCTTGCGAACAATGACCGTTTGTTGCGGCAGCACGTAATCCACACCATCGACGGTGATCGTGATGTCGAAATACATTGGGCCTTCGGTCGAGTTGGTGTAAACCGACCATTGCCACAGGCCGTTATCGTCGACTTTGACAAGCTTCTTGGTGTACGTGTTGAACGACTTGGAGCCGCTAGCCACCAGGGATTTGGTCACCAAGCTCGTGACCGGTTTGCCTTCCAGGATGATCTTCATCCGAACGAGTTGCGTCAGGTTGATATCCAGAACGCTGCCCTGAAGTTCCGGCACGACTTCCTTGGTGGTGACACTCACCGGGAACACAACGGCATACGTCCAGCCGCCGAGATCGAAGGTGGCTTTAACGTTCATCGTTGCCGCAACCATGGGTGCCGTGACAAAGAGTTGCCACGTTCCGGTCGCCTTATCGATGGCCACGAGTTCTTTCACGATGCCAGAACCTGCCGATGCGGACACCAAGGTCAGATCCGGTTTGGTTCCTGCCACGTCCGCTGTGAACTCGATCCCGAGTGTTTGGCCGCCCAGCATGCTCGTCGTCTTCTGAGTGAATGTTACGTCCGGAGATTTGACATTCAGGAGCAGAGGGTACGAGTAGTTCGTGTCACCGGCTTTGAAGACTACCGTTGCGGTCAATACACCAGGTCTCAGCGGTGCCGATACCTCGAAGCTGTACTTGCCGGTTGCCTCGTCGATTGCCACTAAGCCCGGGCCGGTCACTTTCACCGGTTTGTCACCATCCTTAAAGGTCAGTGGCACCAGTGTGACTTTGCCCGGATCGATCAGCGTCAGGCTCGACGTCATGCTTACCGAAGAGACATGCATGATGAAGTCGCCAACGGGATCTTCCTGGAACGTGATTAAACCGAGCGAGCTCGATTCTTGGGGTAGGCCGTAGAAGCGATCGCCCTTACGGAGCGTGACGTTGCCGACTTCCACCAGGATGTCCCGGAAGATGCCGTAATAGCCACGGGAGATTTCCGCAAACAGGCCTTCCTTGAAGAGGTTCAGTGGGGCCAACTCACGGGTGAAATACGAACCGAAGAACTGTTCAGCAGGTGCAGTGAAGCCGTATCCCGGGGAATACACGTCGTCGCCGAGCTTAATCGGTTCTAAGAATGAGACTTTGAATAGTTGTGACATGGGTAACCTCGCGAAGTAAGTCCTGAGGTTAGTTTAAAAGAAAAGGGCCCGAAGGCCCTTAGGGGATTACGCGGTAACCGTAACTGAGCGGTTGCCTTTCTTAGCGCCATCAGTCGTGGTGAACGTGATGGTAGCGGTACCTGCTGCAACACCGGTAACCAGACCGTTCTGGTCGACGGTTGCGATAGCTGCATCAGAAGTGCTCCACGCACCAGACTTGTCGGTGGCGCCAGCCGGGCTCACGTTAGCGTTCAGCTGAACGGTCGCACCCACGGCTACAGACGGAGAGGTCGGTCCAACGGCTACGCTGGTGACAGCAACAGTCGCGGCAGCAACGGTAACGTCGGCGACAGCGGTCTTCGCACCGTCAGTTGACGTGAAGGTGATCTTCGCAGTACCAACCTTAACGGCCGTCACAACGCCTTTGTTGTCGACAGTCGCAACGGTGGCATCAGAAGTTGACCACGCACCGGTCTTATCTGCAGCGTCAGCCGGAGCGACAGTTGCAGTCAGAGCCTGAGTGGCACCAACCTGGATGTTGAAAGTCGCTGGGGCGACAGTCACACCGGTCACGTGCTTGATGCCGTCATCCAGCGTCCACAGACCTTTGGTCACGCCTTCCTGGACCCACGATGGGTAATCCACGACGTCTTCGTAATCGAAAACCTTTGCAGCAACAAACTGATCGCCTTTACCGAAGATGTTACCGAGGGTATTCACTTCGATGTCGCCAACGATCTTGTAAGTGTCGGCACTGACTTCCTGAATGGAACCAGCATCCAGCAACTTCTGAATGCCAGAAGCCACCTTCGCCACTTCACGGTGGATCAGGGTCTTGTTCACCGGAACTTCATCGCCGGCTTTGTACTGAATACCGATGACGTTCACCGGTTGTGCAATCTTGAGTTGTAACATGCTGATTCCTCTAATAAAAAACCCCCTTTCGGGGGTTTATAGAAAGGTCCTTGAGAACCGTGGTGGCGATTAAACCAGATCGACCTTGCCGATCACGAAGCCTTTGGTGTTACCGATGCCGATTCCGATTGACTCGTAAGTCTGGAATTCGATCATGTCAGCTTTCGCTTCCAGGAACACAGTTGGCTCCTGCAGGCTGTAGAACTGACCCAGGTATTCTTCAGGTGCGAATACTGCTACCAGATCGCCTTTGTTCTGACCTTCTTCAGATGACAGGATGTCACCCTTGATGGTAGTAACGATCTCGAAGCCGTAGAAGCTGTCCATCGAACCGGTTTCGAAGTGCTTAGATGCAATCGCATCACCCAGCTGGGTAGCTGGCTCACGCAGCATCTGCAGGTACAGAGCGTGTGAAAGCAGGATCTTACCAGGCTTCTGATGGTCTTTAACCAGAGTCTGGATCAGGCTCATAACGCGGTCGGTGATACGATCACCAGTGGTCGCTACGAACTCAACACCACGAGCATTCTTCTGGATGGCACGCAGGCCAGCGAAGAAGTTCACGTCTTCTTGTTTCTGCAGATCCTTAACGGAGTTTTCCTGCAGGATGTTACGGATGTCCGTGCGGTAAGTAGCCAGCTCGAACTTCGACTTAACGAAACGCTCAGACTGGATCTTATAGAACGGAACTTCGTAACGGCTACCGGTGAAGTAGCGAACGGTCGGCTGACCAGACAGGCTCATGAAAGCCGCGACTGAATCAGGTTCCTTTTCGATGATCACACGAGGTTGATCATCCAGGCCACGGTCCAGATCTGACGCAGTAATCATCTGCGGAGTCAGGATCTTACGAGCAAAGCCCGTTTCACGCAGTTTCTGGCGAACGAATGCTGACATTGCAGCACCAGCTTCTTTAACCAGGCCCTGGTCAATCTTGTCGATGAACGATTGGTTCATGAACTGCACGTTTACAGTTTCGGTGTTCATTATCGGCTCCTAATTAACGAACCAGGATCACGAGGGCTTTCTTGCCATCGGACAGGGTTTCAACTTCCAGAACTGTACCCAGTACCGGATCAGCGGCGGCAGCTTTGCCGAACACGCCAGCAGCGGAGGTGTTAACCGCGTCGCCTTCTACGTAGGTTGCAGTGTCGTCGAACGCAGAGGTACGAACGATGTAGCCACCAAACAGAACGATGCAAGTGTTTCCACCGCCAACAACTTCACGGCCATTGCCTGAAGCGATTCCGCCTGCTACGCGTACAGATTTGTCGTCCACTGGGCCGCGAACGATGATGCCAACTCCGTTGGCTTTACCAGCCGCGTCAACACGCTTAACTTTACCACCAGCTACTGGAACTACCAGGTCACCGTTGGTCAGAGTCGCGTCGTCGCTCTGGAGGTTCAAGTGCAGCCCATTAGGACGTGGCCATCCTTTCAGGAACTCCGCACGGTATTCTAACTGAGGCAGTCTGCTCATTAATTTCTCCTGGTTATCTTAGGACATACAGAAAGCGACCATCGGGTCTACCGAGTTGGCGCTGCTTCTGTTGGTTGCTCGTCCAAGGTCACTCGGGCCTTGGTCGCTCGCGATCTTTTCCAGCGTGCTTTTCGGAAGTGATTTTAACGCTTCCAGATCAGACTCGCTGTATCCACCTTTAGATTTTAATGCATCTAATTGTGGGTTAACGGTCGCGGCTTTGGTCATCTGTGCAACTTGTTCTTCACTACTTTGTAGTTTAGCACTGAGATCATCAATAATATCAGCACATTTTTCAAGAACAAACGCTTGTTTCTCAAAATCCGCGGCAGCTTGCAGCATTTCAGCAGTGTGGCTAGGAGCAAATTCTTTCTCGTAACCATTCAGCATGCTTTCCGCCTGGGCCATATCCACGCCGTTCTCTGCTAAAGAGTTTAACGCGGCTTGTTTCACCAGTGAAAAATCATACTTGCTGCGAATAGCAGAAGCTTGTGCGTTCAGATCGCCAGCTCGGTTACGAATCAGTTCAGTATTCATAGATCCTCTCTGGTCAAATGCTTCCGTTGTTCTTACGGAAATTATACACTGCGGCTCGCCCTGCGGCGCCATCCAATTTCTCATCGGCCACGTGTGTTACCCCGAGCCCCAGTCCAGCAGACACGGTACCTGCAACGATTTTAGTCGTAGTGGGTGCCTTTTTGCCGTACAAACGAGCGAGAGCAATACTGCGGTTCATCAAACCTGAAGATTTCGTCATGGATCCAGCTGCCAGGCCGCCGGCAACGCCGACACCCACTGCAGTCTTAACAGGATTCTGAGAGATCTTCTTGCCGATCGGTGATGCGAGTCCACGTACAGCATTTCCGTTACGCGTCACAAAGCCTCGAGCCGCAGTGACACCGTTCCGAATAAACGGAGACAGGCCTGCTTGCTTCTTCATTGCGTCGTTATAACCGATATGGTACATGCCGGCTTGTGCAGCCGCTGACCCACTGTAACCACCCACGATGTGACCGGCTACAAGACCCCCGCCGATAGCGGCAGGAGAAATGGACTTGATGGGGCGATACGCTTTGTTAATCTGTTTGCCAATAGCGGCTCTGCCTGCCCGGACAGACTCCAGGGCAGCCTTAGCGGCACCGACAATTGAAGATTCTTTTTGCATATTCACCTCAGAAAACCCCGCCGAAGCGGGGCATACAGGACTTACTGACCAGCTACAACAGCTTCGATGGCTGACAGGGCGTCAGAGAAGGAGAAACCTTCGTCCATCAGTTGATCCAGAGCAGCTTTCTTCTCCAGGTCACTGTATTCGCCAGCAGCTTCGCCTACTGAGGCTTGCTTAACCAGTTCAACCGCTTCTGCGAAGTCGATACCGTTGTCCATCAGAGATGAAACGGCAGCCGCTTTCTCCAGGTCAGAGTTCAGGTGAGCCTGAGCTTCTTTAACCAGCTCGGCAGCTTCTGCGAAGTCAACGCCGTCAGCGATCAGGGCTGACAGGGCTTCAGCAGCTTGCTTGTCCAGCTGTGAATCGATTGGAGCACGACCAGCGGTCTGAGCGCCACCTTCGGCATTCACTTCAGCGTCAACATGCTTTGGCTTCTCAGTTTTACCTTCTGAAGCGGCACGTGCCAGCAGAGCCTGAGCAACTTCGCTAACGGTTTTGCCCGCTACCGGAGTTTCTTTGATCTTGGCAGTGTCTTCGTTGACCATAGTCTGGGTTTCAGCTGCTACGGTGTTTTCGGAAGCCTGCTTGTTCAGGCCAGCCAGGATAGCGTCAGCGATAGACTGACCGGCTACTTCGTGTGCACTCTTAGTCATGGTGTTGTTTTCTCCAACGTTAGAATTTGAGAGAGCTTGTTCCAGCTCAGTCGTGGCATCAGATGCCTGTTTGGTCATTTCCTGATTCACTTCATCTTCATTAGAGATGCTAGCGATCAGACTGTCCAGCGTAATATCACTCATTTTACTCTCCTGCAATGGCGTTTAATGGAACCTTCCATTAGTTTAACAGTTACCTCTGCGGATTTCACGATTGTTTCAACACTTGGCATTTTAATCCAACTGTTGGCTTTTTCCAACTTTCTCTTTACCAGCCCAGCAATCATGTACTTGGCGAGTAAGGCGGAGCCGGCAATCGTCAGCAGGGTACTTAACAGGGTTGAATCCTGCTCTGCTGTGGCTGGTGGTAACTCCAGTTTTGGAGGTGGCAACCGGCCTTGTTCCCAATTAGTGTAACCTGACGCCACACCGGGAGTGCCCATAACATAAGCCGCTGCACGCTTTTCTACCATGTCAGCACGGTAGGACGAGCCTTCGACGTATCTGACTAATAGTTTAAGCAGCATGGGGCTCGCCGCTTTCTCATCGATTTCCGGGATGCTTTCCGGGACGGGAAGAGCTGCAGGACCAACATGCTCAGCCACTGCCATTGCGAGAGCACCCATATGTTCTTTTCCGAGGTACATACGAGCAAAGTACTTCGACCAGAAGCTCATGGATGGATTCATGCCGAGTTCGGCAAATGCGTTAAGAACTTCCCCGAAAGGGTAGCCCTGGAGTACCGTAATCAAGCTGTCCTCAGGGTCGAGGATACGATCGAGTACCGCATCGAGACGAGTATCTACGCCTACGACGTTTCCGTCAATCTCTTTGATCAAGTCCGCTAGCTTCTCAACCGCTTCCTTCTTGATGCCAACCGGCACGTCGATCTTCTCTTCGTACGTTAAGCCTTCAGCTTCTGCGGCTTCCGTCGAGGAGATAACGCCCTGGTGGTTCGCAACCTTTTCCAGAACCGAAGACGTGATGTCTGCCGGGCGGATAACGATCGAAATGTCGAAGAACTTCAGCGGGCCGAGGTTCAGGGACATCACTTTACGGCCATCCGGGTAAAGGGTGTTCAGTTGGGAAGTCAGGTGAGTACAGTACTGCAAGCGAGAATGAGCTTTGTTGCCACAGATGGAGCACACGTCAAACGGCGTATTACATGCCATAGAGGTTGCCGGGTATTGACCCAACTGGGTAATCTTCATGTATTCATCCGCACCCAATTCCTTGCTGACCTCGGCAATGAGTTCAACGCGGTGCATGCGGGTGTTGTAATACGAGAAGATGACCTTGCCGATTGACTTGGCAGGGTCCTTGTTGACGTGGTGGCGGAATACGTGGGCAGGTGACGTCTCGAAGGTCTTGTGCCATCGGATCAGCTGAGCCTCTGGGAAGTAGTCACCGTTTCTGTTCGAGCCGTAGTACTCGCCGGCACCCATGGCATTGATGTGCAGGTAGAAGAAGCCGTCGCGAACAGGAATATCCTTCACGAAGCTATCGATCTCTGCAGCCGCCGCAACCTTGGTCAGGCCACCAGCGTCATCAAACAGTAACGTCGCTTGGCCCAGCTCGAGATGGCCTTCGTGGCGACTGTCTAAAAGTTTATCCATTTGGGTTCCTCTAAGGGTGCCTTTCGGCACCCAGTTATATTACAGCGAGAAGTTACGGGCAGTCAAGGCCGGACCTTGAGTACGACGCGCTTCCAGGTCACCCAGCATCTTCACAGTCTGGATATCCAGGTTTTCACCACGGATGGCGTTCACCAGGACCTGACCGAGGATGTTCGGATCGGTGGAGACGGTTGGGGCAGCGTGATAGACAGAATCAGCCAGAGACTTCAGGCGTTCCTGATCTGCTTGCTGCAGGATGGCGTTACGAGAAATCGCCAGACGCAGAGCCGTTTCGAACTTGCCGCGGTTCATGCCACCAGCGATAGCGCCAACGGCTTTAGCCGCAGCGGCCACACCGATACCACCTAACAGCGGGATACCCGCTTTCAGTGCAGCTTTACCGACTTCTTCGCCGGAGAAAGCGTTTTTGAAGCCATCCATGAAGCCTGCTTGCTTCTCGAATTCCGCCACGGTCATGTCAATAAATTCACGCTGACCGTCATTCAGTTCGGAAACGCCCGCTTCTTTCAGCAGGCCGGCTTCCAGGCCTTCACGCAGCCCTTTCAGTAATTCAGTAGTGTCGTTCATGGTAACCTCTTAGCTATGGAGACTGCTCCAGATATCATTCTTTGGTGCCGCCGAACGCGAAATCTGAGAGACTTCCGGAGCGGCCACAGCGATTGTACCACCTAGTTTAATGCCGTTGCCAGCAGTAGCTAAACCAGGTTTGGCACCGCGAAGAGCAGTTCCCGCGGCACGCAGCAGGCTACCAACGAACGCCTCTTTGTCCATTCCGGCCGGGCAAATCTCTTCGGCGATCTTGGTGAGACGCTCTTCCAGGTTCTTGCGATCGGTCGACGCCTGCTTGGCCAGACCCAGTTGGTCTGCCAGGGCTTGCACGTTCATCAAGTCCACCGCAGAACGAACACGCGGGCCGGACGCTTCCTTCACGTGACCGAACACTAGGCTGCAGAGCTCGCCGTATTTACGGTTGTCTCCACCCGCCAGGGCAGCGATCTTGTTCAGGGCATCGGGGTCACTCTTCACGGCCGCAGCCGATTTCAGCAGGCCTTCCACGATGTTCGCTTCTTCCACGTCCATACGCTTCAGGTTGTCACGACCGGCATAGAACTCACGTTCTGCATGCTTACGGACTTCAACCGGGTTCGCCTGGAACTGGTAATCCGCTTCACTCGCAACCTTTTCCATCGGCTCAGCTAAAAGCGAGAGCGGGGATGGACGACGGGCAGATGCCGCCTTCTCGATGGAAGGAGGGGTCAGCATCGTGGTAAGCACTGTTTCGTAATCAGCCAGATCAAACTCTGCCGTCTTATCCATTGAGCTGTGCGGGCCCGACAGGTACGCCAGCTGGTTTACCGTCTCAACGAGGCGGGCCACTTGGTCAGCATTGAGTTGGTTATCACTCGCCGCCTTAACGATCCCGTCATTGAGGGCAACGCCCCCGGTACGGAAAGCCGCAACGACCCCCGCACCGACGTTCTTTAAAAAATCCACAGACATGTCCATCAAGTATTCTCCAGGTCTTCTTCAGTTGGGAAGGTGATATCGTCACCCATGTACTGCTCGAGTGCGATATTGATGTCCTTCATGGCTTCGTTCGCATCGGTTACCCACGACTTCAGCAGACGGGCGACTTCCACCGCTTGCTTGGTCCACTTGGCGGCTTCCTTCGAAGCTTCCGACGAGTTGCCGTTGAAGAACGCCTCTTTGCTTTTGTAGTAGCAATCCGAGAAAATCGCCGACAAGCCTTCCACTGGGGAAATCCTGACGTCGTTCCCGAACCGCCACTCCAGGAAGCGGACGCCCTGGGTCAGAGCCCAGGACTTCATGTTGCGATCTGGACCTTCCTTGACGGAATCCAGATACGACATGCGTTGTAACTTGGTGAAATGGGCCACATCAAAGTACAGCGACCGGTACATGTCGAGGACAGCGACCTCCAGTTCAAGGAACCTGGAGATCACTTCGAGATCATTCGTGGCCAGTAGGCTAGACTCCACGTACATTCTCTGTGTCCGGTCTTTGTAAAGCACCGTAGCAGCTTCGACAATTTCAGGGAACGCACCATCAAGAAGCTGATCCACAATCGGATCCGCCTCTCGAGTGCCCCTTGCCAAGAGCTTGCCACGGTAGTCTACAGATTTAGACATTGGAGGCGATCTGCTCAAGCTTGATGTAGCTCTCACCCAGATTGGTGTAAGAACTACGCAGGTTCGTGACCATGTTACTCAGTGCCTCTGGATCCATTGTGTCGGACAGTTTGTTTGAGTTAACGCGGGCCAGGAACAGTACACGACCGATACGGTCGACAGCTTGACCGATGTCCGGGAGATATTCGTTGATGGTACCGAACATGTCCGGGTCATTCAGCAGCTCAGAGATGATCGTCGCTTCAACGACAGACTTGTCACGGGTCTTCGCCGCAGCAGTCACACGATCAGCCATGCCCATTTGACGCTGACGGGCGTCACCGGAAATCTGCACTTGCGGAGTCAACTTCTGACCGTACTCGACGATCGGGGTTGGCTTCGAGCTTTCTGCCGCTTCTTTCGACATGTGCATCTCAACCTTGCGGTTCTCTTCGGCTGATTTCAGCAGCGATTCAGAATCGTTTGGTTGAAGTTTCAGTTCTTCCACCAGGATACGGGCAGCGTCACCGCGACCACCGACCATACGACCGTCAATGGCGAACTGGCCATTGTGGAAGGTCATGGTGTGGAATTCAGGCAGAACGGCCAGTGTGCGGTGCTCGTGACGAACAATCGCAGACGACAGTGAACGTTCCATACGAGAATCCAGGCTCGGAGTGTAACCCACGAAGGCTTTGCACGAGGCGTTCAGGTAGATGTTCAGACCTTTGTTTTCCGTCGGTTGGACGTGAATCAGGCCGTGCATCCCTTCTGAAATCACCAGGGTCGCCATGGTAGAGCCACCGGCACCTTGCAGAACGTAACCCTTCATGATGGTCACGCCGTTATCCAGCGTCGCCGGACCGGTTGAACGGAACACGAAGTAGCCGCTGCCGTCGAAGAACATCACTTCACGGTTGTCACCTTGCTCGACCAGAACGAAGGCGTCACTGGCTTTTGATTCCAGCAAGTTCTTCACGATGTTTTCGTACGGGCGTTCCTGCTGGTGAACAACGACGTTAGGGTCGATGAACGCAAAGGTACCATCCGGTTGGGCCACCAGAACGGCTTTGTGCTGCAGGCTCATCGAGCTCTG